GTATGAGTAAATGCAGCAGGGAAAATAATTAATGTACCTTGTTTTGCTTTGACTCTTTTATTGATGTACAAAAATTCAGTTTCACCACCCTCTTCAACAGTATTCAAATACAGTTGTACAACTAATTTTCTAGGTGATACTTGAAGTCCTCCATTTTCATAATGCCAGCGATGAAAACCTCCACCTATAGGAATCTTCTTTGCCTTGACATCAAACATCAACATAACCTCGTGTTTTAGTAAACTATATCTATCTAAGTAATCATCAACATATTCTTTTACCATTGGTAAAAATGTCAATGGCAAATTATCTCCAGACAACATATCATAATTTGCATCATTATGAAAGTTTATAGTACTATGATCTTTATGGTCAGAGTCAAAGGGTTCTTTTATAATTATTCCGTGTTCAACATAATGGTCAATATATCCAATAAATTTCTCACAATATTCCACTGAGACAGCATCTTCATAAACTGCTATAAAATCTGTTATCATAATTTTACACTCCAAGGATTTAAACAATATGTTGTCCTTTTACCTAAAAAAGGTTCTACACAATGATATTTACCAGGTGAAAAAATAACTAATCTATTTGTTTTAGGTGTGATTATATCATCCTCTATGTGCAATTTTCCACCCCTTAAATCTTCTACTTGAACATAGTATACCATAGAACACAATGGAAATCTAGTTACCCCTTCTTTTATTTTCATTTGCTCATCTTTATCTATATGCCAGTCTTTTGGAACAGTGTCGTTATGTGTCCAGAATTCATATCCGACACAAGAAGATAAGTCAAAAGGGTTACTTGCAATCTCGATCATCTTCTTACAAAAATCCACAAAAAGATGGTCATCTTTTAATGAGTACCATTTTTCTGTTCGATTTTTGTTATTCTGTTGTGCAAATTCTTGAAGAGTAGTTATATTATCAACCACATCATCCATTATAATAATCATAAAAAAATTAATTAAGAAATGCTATTACTAACGTTATCTCCTCCTCGTGGTCCAGGTGTATTAATATTACCATCAGAGGCTTGTTCAACCGCTGTTGATCTAAAGATTATACCAAAACCTGGTGTTCCTGCATCGCCACCTGGTTGATTAGGACCATATCCTCCTCTGTTTGGAGATGAACCTCTAGAACCGTTTTCTGCTGCGTCATTTTGATCTCCACCTCTTCCACCTCTTCCTCCAGATGCACCACCTGCACTGTTACCACCATCACCAGGAGATCCACCAGCGTTGGGAGAACCGTTACCACCAGCACCACCATCATTTCCAGATGATGGGGGTCCAAAAGCACCATTTTGTGCTGAACCACCATCCCCTGCAGGGAAACCAGCTCCTCCACCACCAGCACCGCCAGTGCGACCATAATCTGTTGAACTTTTACTGGGGTCAGAAGTACCACCACTACCTCCTCCTCCACCACCATAACCACATCTTATAGCTCCATTATTATCAATATGAACAGCGTGTTGAACTCCTAATGCTGAAGTACCGTTACCTGCCTTAGCTGGTTTTTGCCCACCAGTACCAGAACCTTTTCTTCCATCACCACCAGCACCTAAAAGTTCACCACTACTACCTATGTCTAATCTTAAATCTGTTCCACTCGGCCAACGACCTGTTCTTAATGCACATCTTCTTCTATCACCATTAAAACCACCACTACTTGATTGTTCTGATCCAATTCTTTTGTTAACGTGTATTATAACTTTTTTACCACCTTGCCAATTTGAAGAATCTAAAGTATTACCACTGGCATCATATGAACCAGCTGGTCTAGTTCTAAAACCTCCAATAACCTTAACATTAGTAGATTGATTTTGATATTTCCAAGTTGCAACCTGATTATTATCAGTACCACCTCCAGTTCCTGTTCTATTCTGAGCATTACCTGAATAATAATCAATAATCATATTTAATTTTTTACCATAAAAATCACTAAATTTTATTTCTCCAGACGATGGTATACCATCATCCAAAGGTTTATTTCCTAATTGATTAGTATCTTCACCAGGTCCTAAAAAACTACTTTGAGGATTACCACCATTGAAAGCAGGGTCAGTTCTACGATATTTTCCTAAACGACGATCACCACCACCTGAACCAAATTCTGCTTCTATTTCTTGAAATGATAATGGATTTCCTGAATTTTTAATAGTCATTAGTTAAGATCTACAAATGATGTACCATTAAATACTCGAAGTTTATTTGCTTGAGTATTATATATTATAGCACCTGCAACTGGATTAGCATTTGTCACAGCTGTTTGCTGTGCGTTAGTTAGTTTTGGTGGCACCATATACATTTTATTTGCTTTGGCACCAGTTATGTTTTTACCTGCTTCAGAAAAATCAACTGCACCTACTTTAATTGTTGATCCAACTCCGATTGAGTGAAGAAAACAAACAGGAGCTTCATCCGCATTTCCAGATGCATCTTCAGCACCTACAATAAATTTATTACTATTAAAATCGGTATTTCCAATAGCGACACTACCATTTGCACTCACAATAAATTTTTGGTCAGCACTAGAGTTAATACTTACAACATTACCATCAGCAAAGTAATTACCACCAATTGATAATTTTTCATTTACTATCAAATCTTCTATTGTTCCTATACCATTGACAAGTGTATTATTAAATGTTGATACACCTGTAACAGCATTTAAATTTCCTGTTAATATTCCATCGACATTACCAACCAAATTACCTTGTATATTTCCAATTAAAGTTCCTCCTGTTAAGCTTATATCACCACCAAAAACAGAGTCTCCACTAATGTTTGCATTACCAACTACTTGGAGTGGCACAGTGGGTGCTGTAAGTCCAATACCCAAGTTCCCTGCAGATGTAAGAGTCATTAAGGGTGTGTTTACTCCTATCAACCAATGAAAATCACCAATAACTGCACTTGAATTATTCTGACTTAGATAGTAATTAAAATTATCTATTCCGTAATTTACAATATCAAGTGATTGTGGATGACTGTATGCTTGACCAGCGGCTCCACCATATCTTAGTTCTGCATTGTTTGTATTACTTGTACCTGTTTCCCTACCAAGATTTAATCTTGCTGTTCCAGTTTCACTAGAAATTTGAATTTCAGCATCACCAGTTTTTCTAACTTGTATATCATGTGCAGGAGCTTGTGTTGTTCCAACTCCAAGTTTAGTTGCGAAAATAGTTGATGAAGCACCAACGTAAGTTGCACTTATATCTCCTCCAAATGTTGATGTTTCAGTGACTTGGAAAGTTCTAGTGGTTGTAAGTCCTGCAACTGCAACATTTTGATCGAACGTTGTAATACCTGCAACACTTACGTTATCTAAATTAGTATGTCCATCTACATCTATATCTGAATTTAAATCTATATTGCCAGAGAAGGTAGAAATACCTGTGACTGCAAACTGATCATCAACTGTGACTGTTCCACCAGCAGAATCAATTGTTAGATTACCTGTGGATGTATCTATCTCATTATCATTCGTTATTCCTATCTGAATATTGTCAATAGTTGCTCCACCATCACCGTTTATCAATCCTGTAAAAGTAGATACTCCTGAAACACTAAGATTATCAAGATTTGTGTGACCATCAACGTCAATATCAGCGTTTACATCTAAATCAGAGTTGAAAACTGTATTAGATGCAAATGTAGTCACACCAGATATACTAACATTGTCTAAGTTTGTATGACCATCTACATCTAAGTCTGCATTTAAATCAATATTACCAGAGAAAGTTGAATTACTTACAATATTACCAGTCAAGTCTCCAACAAAAGATGATGCTGTGACTATACCTGATACTCTGACATTACCTACAGAACTGATACCTACACCTTCCTGACCAGAATCGACCTTACCACCAATTTGTAATGAAGAACGAGGATCAATCGTTGAAATACCTACGTTACCACCTGTGTTAAAAATACTTGTATATCCTAAACCTACATCAACATCATCCCATTGTGATGTTGGCATACCCTGTAAATATCTTGCATCACCATAATATGTTACAATACCAGTAGCATCCATAGATGGATTTGTAATTATTCCACTTCTTATACTAACTCCCGCACCAATAATTGCTGTTGGTTCTAAAGTTGTAACTGTCAGTAAACCAACATTTGCCTTTGTAATTGTCGCAAAACCTGATATATTTACATCACCACGAACATCAAGAGCTTCTGTTGGTACAGTTGTTCCGATACCGACCAAACCAGTCGTGGTCACTAACAGATTGTCATCATCAACCTGTACCCCGTTACGAAAATTAAAATTC